AAGTCAAACAAACCATTCGAGTTTGAATAAATACTCAAAAAACAAGAAAGATGCTAACATTTAGAGAGTTCTACGAAATCTGTGAAGGTAAGAAACCTGATACTCCTCCACACGCAGTTCCTGGGACTGTGAATAGAGATTCAAGTGGCACTCTAACTTATACTCTTCAGAGTTATGATGGACCAAAAGTTAAACCATCAAAGAAAGAGATTAAGAAGCAAGTATTGGATAAAAGTGGTGGAAAGAAAGTAGAAAAGCACGCAAAAAGAGTTGCAAAAGCAATTAAAAAAATTGAAGAAGATATTGAGACAAGAAGAAGAGAACTAAAACAAAGACAAAGAGATCAAACGTCAGCATACAAAGAACGTGTTGCAGATTATCATGCTTCTCAACAAGAAAGAAAAGAAAAAGAATCAGAAAGAGAAGAAATGAAAAAAGAAATCAAAAGAGAACTGAAGGACGATTAAGAAACCGTCCACCATTCTCACACAAGCACCCCAATTCACTGTATTATACATTTGTTCAGTTGAGGAACACCAAATGAACCACTTTGATGACATTCAAATTGAAGAATCTTTCGGTTTTGATTTTGTTGAACAAGATCTATCAGAACTTATTGAGGAAGAGCACAACTTCAGCATGAACGAATACCTTAACAGCAACTACGATTATTGATTATGACTCCTGACCAATACACTTTCACTGGTGATGCTACCACCTTCCTTGGTTTGGTTGGTGTTGTCTCGGCGGGCATTATTATTGTTACTGCCTTCCGTCGTTTCTTCAATTCTCCTTACAATCTTCGTTATGTAAAACCAAATGCAACTCCCTCCGATAGTAGTGGAAGCGATAGTGCTGATTGCACTTGAAATCTGGTTAATTATTTTTATCAAATCACTAATCAACAATGACTGAAACAAACAATTATTGGACTACCAAACTCAACAATGCAACAAATCGTCGCATTGAGAAACTTGAAAGTGAAGGTGTAAAAGTCAACACAAGCACACACGAAGGACGCAAGGTTATTGGTTACAATTACCTGGAACTTGTAAAAGACTGAATCTTAGTTAATCTTACTCATTACATTATCAACAACAATGACCGACACTGTTAATGTTCTTCCGCACATTCGAGAACTGAAAGATACTTGGCGTCGTCAAGATTTCACTTTCACTAAACAGCAACAAGAAGAATACAATCTCTTGATTGCTGCTCGTCGTGAAAGGGTAAAATGGTTTTTTGAGACTGGAATGGTAAGTAAAGGTGGTCTTAGTAAAAAAGACCAGGAAATTTAATTTTTTTTACATATTATGCTTTGGAATGTTGATGCTCAAAAAGTTGCTGAAGGTTATGGTATCAATCTGAATGATTTTATTGATACTGTAAACGGAAGTGGCACTTCTCCTATCACAGAAATAGCAGTTGCTAATCTTCTCAATGGTCAACGTGTAATCGGAAAGCAACTTCCATATGATGTAATTGCTAAAGAACGTGTTAATCAACTCATTGAAGTTCGTAACATTTGCAAAACACAATATGTTTTCTTTTCTCCTTCTACAGCAACAGGAAAGGGTCGATTTTTTTGTGAAGAAGATTATAAGAAAAAATTAAAATGTATTGACTCATATGTATTCTGCGATCTTCGTGATAGGTTTGTTAAACCACCAAAATTTTATGAGGTTCCTGTTGACAAAGTGATTGAGTTGACCGATAATGGAACTATTAGAGATGGTAGATTAACTATTAACCAATTCTTTAATCTTTTCCCCTATGAACAATACGCACTAAAACCCTGACATGCAAACAAACATCATTCACGTCGGAGATAACATCACAAATCTAAAGAATCTTGCCGATTCTTCTGTTGATTTGTGTGTCACATCACCACCTTACTATAACCTGCGTGACTATCAAAATGCAGGTCAAATTGGTGTAGAAAATACTGTGGATGATTATGTTGAAAATCTATGTAAGGTGTTTGATGAAGTTTATCGAGTTCTAAAACCAACTGGATCATGTTGGGTGAACATTGCAGATACTTACGACAAAAAACGTTTGCTTCAAGTTCCCAGTCGTTTTGAGATCGCTATGAGTGATCGAAAATGGTATCTTCGCAATGAAGTTATTTGGAATAAACCAAATCCACAACCTATTTCATCTAAAGATCGTTTTTGGTCTAATCACGAAAAGTTTTTCTGGTTTGTTAAAGATGTAAAAAAATACTATTTTAACAGAGAACCAATGATGGTTCCTCAGGCAGAAATTTCTATTCGGAGAATGTTCTCCAACAATAATATAAAGAAAAGAAAGGATGCAAATACTTCTCAAAAAGAAGGATTTGCAATCTCGTCTACCAGTCAAGATAAGCATTATGCTCGTATGCGAGAAGAAATGAATATAGAAAAAGATTTTAATTATGAAGAATTGGTAGCATCTGGAAAATGCCCAATGAGACCAGAGTTTACTGTTTGGAATGTATCTAGTACGACATATAATGGTGCTCATTTTGCAGTTTATCCACCAGATTTGATTGAAAAACCAATCAAAACATGTTGCCCAGATGATGGTATTGTAATTGATCCTTTTATGGGTTCTGGAACAACTGGTGAAGTTGCAGTGAACTCTAACAAGAAATACATTGGATTTGAGTTAAATCCTGATTATGCTGCTCTTGCCGAGAAAAGAATCCACGACTCTCTTGGTATTCTTGCCTTTACATGACACCTTAAAAACTGACCACTTCAGTTCTCAAAGGTGCTGGAGTGGTTTTACAATAGATCTGTTAAGCAACTATCATGACTCAAAACAAGCACATCGAACATCCTGAAGATAGCATCCTGACGGGAGATCTTTCTGTTCTTGATTGGTTTCATGAACCAGACTCTATCATCAGCACAAAGATGGATGGTGCTCCTGCACTTGTGTGGGGAACTAATCCCGAAAATGGTAAGTTTTTTGTTTGCACCAAAGCAGCATTTAATAAGCAAAAGATTCGTCTTTGTTACAATCAAGATGACATCTTTACTCACTTTGGTCATCAACCTGCTGTAGCACAGATTCTTATCTATTGTCTTGATTTCTTGCCTCGCACAGAGAATGTTTATCAAGGTGATTGGATTGGTTTTGGTGCTGGTCTTGATACATTCAAACCGCAACTGATCACTTACAAGTTTCCTGCTCCTATTCGTCAAGACATTATCATTTGCCCTCACACATATTATACTGGTGATCGTCTTCCTGAAATGGAAGCACATCCAATCACAAGTAAGTTCACAAGCACCAAACATGTTCTGTTTGTGCAACCTCAGGTAGAACTGAATCCTTATCGTGAAGATTTGGAGGATGTGTGTAAGTTTGCCAAGCAAATGAGCACTCTATGTGACTTTGTGACTGCTCGCAAAGCATCAGAAATCAAAAAGGAGATCAATGCTTGCATCAGAGAGCAACGGGTCGTGAATGAAGATGAAATTGCAGAAAAATGTGATTGTGATAAAAATTTGATTAGGTTGTGGAAACTTGTATACTCAATCAAGACAGATATGTTCCTGTTCATTCATGAAATGGATCAGATTGAATGTTCTATCAATGGTGAAGATAGTTTTCACGAGGGATTTGTAATTCATAATCAGTTTGGGAGTTATAAGGTTGTTGATCGTGAAGTATTCTCCTACAATAACTTTGTGACACCCAAAAACTGGTAAGTGTTTGAGACCACCTTTGGGTGGTCTTTTTTTTATAAATACCTAAAAAGTATTGGTAAAATGGCATCAAATAAGACATTTGCGGAGTTCATGGAGATTTGTGAGAAGTTTTCGATGGCAGCAGATACATCGAAACCACAATCACCAAAAGCAACTAAACTTCCAAGAAGTCGTGAGAGAAATGTAGGAAAGCATGATGATTGGAAAGATAAACCAACTGAGTGGGGTGAAAGACCTGCAGCAGGTAAGAAATTGAGATCAAGAGCAAGTGCAGTAGTTGGAACTCAGCAAAGACAAGATGTTGAAACTGGTGTAAGAAAAGAAGAAGCACAATTAGATGAGGTTGTTGTAACAAGATCGCCAGAAGTAAAGCAACGTGCTAAGAATATCAAAAAGATTAGAGATAAAAAGGAAACGCTTGCTGCACTGATGAAACATGCAGAACTTCAAAAGAAAGGATTAGCAGATGAAGTTGAGTATGATGGTGATAATGTTGATGAAGTATTGATGGTAACTCCTGCAGCAAAGAAACCAACTAAGAAGGTTGCAAAGAGTGTTACTAAGATAGAAAAACCAGATCCAAGTGATCCTGATTATGTAAGAAAGCAGAGAGAATATGTTAAGTCAAAGCAACAAGAAGCGATTGACTATGAAAGACTGAGAAGTGGTGCAGAAGCAGCAACTGATAGAGCAGCAGCAGTAAAGAAAGCAAAACAACAAAGACAACAAAGTGATGCAGAAGCAGCAAGAAGTGCATTTAGAACAAAAGGTGTTCCCTTTAGTGATGCAAAAGGTTCTGGTCATATTGTAAATGGTAAGAAAGTGTATGCCAGTTGAGATTCTGTCACAGGATCTTGTTTTCTGAGTCAAAATCTGGTAATCTAATCAAGTAGCAAAACTTTTTCATGAATCCTTCTGAAATCCGAAAAGTAGCACGACTTCTTGAATATGAAGATGATTGTCGTCTTGCTCGCAAAGAGTTTATGGAACACGGTGTGAGATTTTATGATACCAAAGGTTGGGGATTCATTCGCAATCATGTAAAGAATTACGTTGAAAAGTTCTGAGTGTGACAGTCAGAGTTCTGTCACACAAAATGAGCAGAGCACTCCAGATCGTGTATTGTATCTGTATTGAAGCAAACCACTCCAATGCCTTCCTTCATTCAACACACCACCAACCCAACTTTCGTTGAAGTTGGTGTAGAGTTCTTTCTTCCCACTGATTCTACCTCTTGGATTCCTAATGGTTTCGATATGGTAGAGTTTTGTGTAGATTCTGATGAACTGGAAGATGATCGTTATGCTACACTCGAAGAGGTTGCAGAGCAGTTCTGCAAGAAAATCGGTGTGGTGTTCTCTCAAGTAATCGAATCTGATCTCTGGTGATTATGGCAACTTGTGGAATCTTAGTGCTCCTTGCATACTCTTTAGGAGCACTTCAAATCATTATTCTGAATCACATCATCAAAAGCAAATGACTAAAATCAAAAGCATCCTCAACCATCTGCTGTTCAATTCGGTATTTGCAACTTTCATTTACTTTGGTGCAATTCAAGGCATTTCAGGTTTTATGAATGTTGTTACATTCCTGATTTGGTTTTTGTTTATTCTGTTTATTTTGGGTTCTTTTATTGAAGAAACAAAAATTGGAGTATATGAAAGTGCAAAAAATAAGTTTAAGTTGGGCATTTTTGGTCACATGATTACTGCTGCTTATGTTGGTGTTCTTGTTTATTATGGGCACATTCTGCTTGGTTCAATTTACCTAACTACAGTTTTTTTAAGTTATGCTATGGTTGAAAGTGGTAGGAAATTGGTAGAGGGTGACAATCCCTGAAGTGTCTACCAGACGCACCAGGATCGTCTCTGGTGCGTCTATAATGACTTTGTTGAATCAAACCACGCAACCCAATGGTTTTTCACTATACGACCAACTGGAAGGAAGGAATCGTCCGCCAGATGTTCATTCAAGAGGTTACACCAGAGTTTCAAGAAGGTGACAACAAATATGTTGCTATTGCTCTCAATCCCGAGACCAATAAAAGCATGGTGATGTCGAAACCCCGCAGTCACTATGATACACTGCAATGGGTTCGTAAGTTCTGCGGTTCCTTTTCTCTTCTCTACTGATCATGAAAAACTATCGAGTTCGTGTTGAAACTAACGATGGATGTGTCACTATCTGGCATGAGAAATCGAAAGCAAAAAGCGCAGACAAATTGATTCTCAATCGTGTCTACAATCAACTCTGTGGACTGAACATTAAAGAAATCTCCGTTGAACCTTCTGTTTGAATCATGACTAACCGAACCGAACTTGAGTGGTTTCTGAAAGAAAAGTGTCGTGAAGATGCTGACCTTTTTGATACTATCATCAGTGAGTATGTTTGGAATCTGAGTAAGAGCAAACTCACTGAACTTGAAGACTTCCTTTCTAACAACTTCGGAGACGATTGATGACTGATTACATTACAATCTCTTTCGGTCCAAGTGAAGATGTTGCACGTCTTGGTTGGTGGAATCGTAAGGAACGATTCTATGACCTTGAAGAAGCAAAACAGAATGGTCGTCAGCAACTCTCAAATCCTGGAACTTTCGGTTATGTTGTAATCGAAGAAGGTGAAGATTTCTGGGAAGTTGTTGATGAACTGGGTGCTGCTGGTGCATCCATTGAAGCAAAACGTTTCACCTATAATGTTTCTCCTGCCCCTCAACTTATTCTTGTTTGATTATGAAGTACATTGTTGATCTCTACATTGTCGGTAAAGTCTTCAAGGAAGAAGTGCAAGCAATCAATCCTAAAGATGCACGAGAGACTGCACTTGCACGAAATCCAAAAGCAAAAGTTATCTCTATAAATGCAAGTTTCAAATGACCTACACTGACATCACAAAACTTGAGAATTGTCCCGAATGTGGTGCTAACTGGGTTGATAAGCACATCCCAGAAGAACTTTGGGATCGTTATTCTCCTCCCTATTTCTATAGTCGTGTGATAGGAGTTGAGTTGCTTCATGAAGATCGAATCAATCATTGGTTGTGTCCTGATTGTAATCACAAGTTTCCACGATGATACCATGTGACAAAAGTATTAGTGTCACAATAAATGAGCACAGGGTTCAAAATCATGTATTATTAAAGAGTCAAAGCAATTCAAGCACATGACAATCGCTTTCGTTGATTTTCCTGCACAACAACAAGCAAAGCAGCAAATTGCTGAGAATGTTGTAAAGTGGACGCAAATGCTGATTGAAGCATTGAAGCACAATTATGTTGAGTATTCGATTCGTGGGCATCAACGTTCACTTTTTCGGGATCTTAATAATGTTACTTACCACGAAGACCAGATTGATAAACTGAAGAATGGTGATTGTCCCATTGATTATCAAATCGAAACGGGCAAAAAGTATCACAAAGTCATCTTTGTTGATGGTGGCGGTCAAAGAAGTGTTCACTGCTTCATCGACAAGAATACTGGCGAAGTTTATAAGTCTGCAACGTGGAAATCTCCTGCGAAAGGAGTTAGGTATGATCTGCGAATGATTGCTGAACGTGAGAACATTCTGCAGAATTGTGATTGGTCTGGAGTTTATCTTTACGCAAAATGACACCTGATAAGTTCAAACTCATCAACGCACTTGTGGCAGAATATCAATATCTCTGCCACGATGATTTCGATCCCGATGAAGATCTAACTCCAGAAGAATACCTGGAAATGTTAAGGAAAATGAGTTACGATGAATTGGTTGAAGAAGCAAATGTTGATGAAGATTTCACTGTGAAAGATTATCTAGAAACCTGGGCATAAAGAACTGATGAGTGTGCCAATCAAATCTCTGGCACACTCGATGGTTTTCCTCCCCAAAATCCTGTA